AGAACCTCCTGCGTGCTAATGCGGAAGAACTGAAAGATCGCCGGGTTGCCGGGCGCGAAGGTCATCGAGCGCATCGACTGCTCTTGGAAGATCAAGCCGAAGGCGTCACCGCCGCTCGACGCCACGCAGATGCCGCCGTCCGGAAAATCTTGGAAGTCTGACAGTCCAACGCCGGCATCCCAGACTTCGGGCGCGTCGAGATCGCTCCAGTGCGCGCGCAGCTTGTTCTCCTGCAGCGCCGTCAACACAACGAAAAAACCGATCACCGAGATCGAACCGGCAAAAGGGGGGTTGCCGCCGAGATCGACGAACGCGCTCGCGGTGCTCAGCGCGTATTTCTGTGGTGGCTCGTTCTGCTGAACCGCGATCACGAGATCGTTGAATTGAACGAACACCCAGTTGTCGCCGACCGGCACCGAGGCGTACGCAGTGCCGCCCTTCGATACCTTATCCCAAGCCAGCGTGGTGTTGTTCATCATCCAGAGATCGTTCTCGGTGCCGGCGAAGATCGAGATCGAACCATCGACGCGCCGGCCATAGAAGTAGCCGCGGCATGATCCTGGCAGCGCGTCGGTATAGGGCATCAGCTCTTGCACGGGACCGTAGCCATCGCCCTTCGGCACGACGTTGTAGATCACCTGCGACTCGGCCTGACCAAGCGGGGAGATGTCAGGGGCATACTCAGGGAATTCGACAAGCTTCGGCATTGCTAGAACTTCATTGATTTGACACGACCACGGGTCGAGGTGACCTTGTTGCCCTCAGCCTTCAGCATCGAAAAAGCGTCAGCAGTCGCACCATCCTTGGGGTTCATCATCTGCACCATCTTGTCGTTGCGCGTGACGTGCAGGGCGATCTCGTACTTGGCGCGGCTGCGGATCAACAGCTCGCCGTGCTCGGGCACCATCCACACATTGCCGCGCTCATCGTCGCTCTGCGGCGGCAGCTTGATGATGTGGGCGCCGATCCAGACCGTGTAGGCATCGGTCGGCACCGGATACAGGATCAGCGCGTCGCCCTCATAGGCGTAGCTCGTCGGCAATCCGAACTGGGTGAACAGCTGGATGTTGAGGTGTTGGCGCTCCGGCTCCACCTGCGACAACTGCATCAGCGTATTGCCGACCTGAATGTTGAGGTAGTCCATGTAGTAGTGACCGGCGATGTAAGGACTGTCAGCCTTGGTGTAGACCGCGATGCCTGGAGTCGTCGTGAAGGTGATTGGAGCACTCGGATCAATCTCGTTGAAGCGAAAGCGCTGCTTCTGATAGATCGAGATCGCGGTGCCTATGCCGTTGCGGATCGCCTCGGCGTTGGGTCTTGACTGCGTGGCAGAACCGGCCAGACCCGCCAGATCGAACCGCGCACCAAGCTCTGCCGCGATACGAAAGATCATCGTGCCCAGGTCATGTACGGCGCCGCCGCCTTCGAAGCCGGGGCTGAAGCCAGAACTGAAACCGCCCTGTGCATCGGTATCGGTCATTGTATCCTCATCACCGACAGGGTGCTGTCCTTGGAGTTGCCACTGGAGTTGAACAATATCTTCGCCGTCGACGAGCTGATACTCTTGCAGGAGATGTTGATGTTGCCGGCCGGGCTTCCGATCAGGCCCACCAGCGTTATGGTAGAGACGTCAGCGGCGGCTGGCAGCTGGACAGCCCCGCTCGCGATGACTGTCGTGCCATCCCACAGCTTGCAGGCGATATTCATGGCGGCAGTGTCGGACACCGTCACGGTCCCTGACGCCCAAAAATTCCCCGTCGAGCCCTGCACCACCTGCGGACCCTGGTAATACGTACCGCTCGACGACATCGAAACATCGGCCGAAAGCGAGCTGGTCGCATTGGTGACCGCGAGCGCGCAGGTGCCGGTGCCCGTGATCGTGCCGCCCGACAAGCCTTGACCGCAGGTGACCGACGTCACGCCGGCCGCAGGCGTCACCCACGTCGGGTTGCCGGTCCCGTCCTGCTGCAGAACCTTCGTGCCTGTGGTGTTGCCGGCGAGCTTCGACCATGCCGCGCCGTTCCAGTAGACCATGTCGCCCGGCGCGCTCGGTGTCGGAAAGACCAGCGTCGCAGCCGCCGCCCCGGAGACCCACGACGGTGCGCCCGAGGCATTCTCCATGAACAGGTTCGATGCGCCTGTGTTGCCGGCGTAGGAGACCCATGCCGCACCACTCCAATAGATCAGGTCGCCCGTGCGCGTCGGCGTCGGGAAACCAGCAGCCGGCGTCACCCATGACAGCACGCCGGAAGCGTCGGTCTGCAGCAGCTTGGTGCCGGAGTTGTTGCCCGGCAGCGTCACCCAGTTCGAGCCGGTCCAGTACGGGATGTCGCCGGCTCGGGTGGTCGGCGGGAAGATGTTGCTCGCCGCACCACCCTGCGAGATCGCACCCGTGCCGCCCTTGGTGAGCGGGATCGCGCCCGTGCAGGTGCCGGGCAGGCCCGTGGTGCCGTTGTAGCAGGACAGATCGCCACCGATGACCGGCGCTGTCGCCATCATGCTGTTGACTTGGTTGGTGAAGAACGTGCGCAGGATCGACGGTGTGATCGCGCCGGCCGTATTGTCGGGAAACTGGTTCTGGATGTCCTGCAGCAGCTGCTGTTGTGTGCAGGGCGAGCTGCAGGGCGGCACAGGGGCCGCCCGAGTCGACTTCTGTTGAGCCTGAGCCCCGCTGACCGAAAGAACGAGCGCAGCAGCGATGAGTAGCTTCTTCATGGGTCGCGCCTCCTCCGCGGTTAACGCGGGTGACCGCGCTTACCCTTGAGTACAATACCAGCGACCAGTCGAGGTCGCCGACCAGCAGTCGATCTGCTTCCTGGCCGTGACCGAGAGCGCACCGCCAGCACCACCTACGGCGCCGTTGCTGACGATGATGTCGGTTGCCAGGAAGGGAAAGACGTTCATCGCATTCGCGGTGTCGTTGACGACGATCACATTGAGCGATGCATCGACATTGGAAGGTGCGCCGATGTTGGTGATCGATGGCAGCCTCACACCATCACCGATCGTCGCCACCGTCGTCACCAGGGAGAAACCGGCCGAGAGCTGATAAGAGGTTGCCTGCGTGCCGGAAGCCGTTGCAGTGATGCCAAGCTCGGTCGATAGAGCAGACATGCCATTCTGCCAGATGGCGTTGCGGTTCGCACTGTCTCTGCCGGAGATGGTGAGTGCAAAGGCTGCGCTCATCACGATGCCGCAGATCACACCAATCGCTGCCGAATTCAAAAGGCGCTTCATCATGTCCTTACCCTCGCAAAAAGAGGTCGGGCGGGGTCGGCCGCCCGGCCCAAGGCTGGGAGGTTACGACTGCCAACCGCCTTCGAATTCGAGGACGACGATGGCTTGTCCTGCTCATGGCGCACCGGTCGCGTTCCACGTGACAGTCGGGAGCACATCCGCAGTTGCCGTAAGAGAGCGACCAAGAGGACGGGGGACTGCAGTGACGCCGGCCGCCGTCCATGTCACGTCAGCCGCCGCGACGATGCTGTTGGCGGCGCCACCAGCGATGCCGACAGTCACGGTAGGGGTCGTGCCATTGAACGCCGTGACGACTTCCACCCAGCACCCGGTGATGAACGCACCTTGTGGCAGGTAGTTCGCCATCGGAACGGCGACACCAGAGGCAGCGTCGTTCCAGTTGACTGTCTTCTTGAGGGTGTTCTGCACCTGCCGCGGGTCTTGCCGGGCAGCGACACCGAGAGTGTTCGTGGGCATGACAGCTCCTCCTTACGTCGCCGGTTGCGCATACGTCGACATGACGATGACGCCATAATCAACGTTGTTGTACCGGGTTTTCTTGAGCCCATGGATCGTGAGCGCGCTGATCTCAAGACGCCGCTTGTGATCGAACAGCTCCTCGTTCCATGTGATTTTGCTGGGCCCGTTGTCGCGCCCGAAGCCCATCATGCAGGCTTGACCGCCGAGGAACGGAGCACGCCGCACAGTCGGCACGTCGGCGCCGGCTGCAGAGACACCATCCGATACGTCGAATGCCGAGCGCAGGATGGTCGCGTTGTAGACACCGATCGCACCCGAGAAGATGCGGTTGCCGGTATCCTGGCGCCCCATGCTCGCCGCCTTCTGCAGGTCGATGAACTGACCCGTGGAAGTGTTGCGCCGCATGGCCGTGACTTGATACGGATGGAGGTACGCGCAGTACATGTCCTCCAGCGTGTTATTGTAGTCGCTGCGCCCGTTCGAGCGCGGCGAATTACCCTTGATCCTGATCGGCCGGATCATCGGAGTAGCGGTGATTGCCGCCTCCTTTGCTTTGTCGATCATGTCCAAGGTAAAGGTATCGCCTGCGACGAGAAGATCGTCGGAAGCTCTGTTGGACTGGCGGATGATGCGAGACGTCGATGGCGCCGTCACCGGGTTCAA